GTCTTGCACAGCTTGATTACTTGAGCTAATCATTGCTGCCGCATCCGCATCCATTTGCTGCATTGTTCTTGCTGTATGCTCTTCGCCGTCTTCACCCTTGAAAACAACTGTCCCAGTTTGGGTGCCCCATGCTTCTAATGCGGCGATATTATTCGCGGTATTTTCGCGTAACAGCCGAATTTCACGCACTGCTTGATTAAAATCGCCGAATGTGGGAATAACAGAACACGTTAACTCATCATCTGCTTGCTCCCACTTTGTTCGTAAAATTAACTGATTAGCGTGAACTTCTACAATCTCTAACAAACTGTTAGACACGAGTAGAGCGTCACCCGCTTTGACAGTTAATGTTGAGCCAGACATGACATCAGCAATATTGCTATTGTTTTTCAGTTTTATTCCAAGTTTTGACCACATATATAGCAACCATAAAAAAACCAGCAAAAATGCTGGTATCGTGAATGAAGTAAAAATGTTTAGAATTAACTAAGACAAGTCGCTGTTGTTAGCAAAGAGCTGTGGAAACCACTCGTTTGACGTTGTCACTCCTGAAATAGTCAGTATTTTATTGCCAGATCCTCCTCCTTTTGAATAACCTCGAAAGTGCTGAGTTCCAACTGTATTGGCAGGTACTAATACCGCCAAAGTTTGATTGACTATTTTTTCCTCATTAGCTTCTACCCGATATGTAAGAGAACTTTTTGTACCAAACGATCCATATGTGTTTAAATGACCAGTTAGCCATGCGGGGCTTCCCGTTAATAATTTTAGTGATAGGGTTACAACTAAAGTACGATCGAATGGTGCCGATCTTTCAACTGTCACGCTACCAAAAACCGGCGTGTATCCACCGGAAGTTCCGTCGTGATCTCTAGACACGGGAGTATTCACTTTCATCTTAGTGACAACGATTTCTCCAACTATTTGACTTGCTTGAAAACGCCCGAGCACATTGCAGTTCTCACCGATTGTCAGATTATTTAAATACCCACCGCCGATTGAGTACAAATTACCATTGCCTTGGATAGAGAAAACAACGTCACCGCTGGGATTTTCAATCACAATCATATTGTGACCAGCATTAGCAACACTCTTGATAAACGCTCGATAACCGCCGACAGAGCCTATTTCGACTTTATCAATAAACGAGCCATCTTTAGCTGTCACCTCGCCCGTGAAATCACCGGTTCCACCACGCAAGTGCGGAGCAACAACTTCTGTACCCGCGACCAGTCGATTACCGTGCATAGTTCCAAGTGTCACTTGATCGCCGTGAATGATCATCGTTGGCGCTGTCCAGCCGGAGCCTGTAAAACGCTTCATTGACGACGCGCTGCCGTCCGTGTTGCGATATGTTAAGTGATCATCAAGCACCGGCTTGCGCTTATACGTGGTGATGAAATCTTGAGTAGCGACTGCGTCACTCGGAAACACACCGTTGCGCAGCGTTAGCGTATAAAAACCTGCGCCAGCTTGAGATTGAATTGCTTCTTTTGAGTCCAGCTCATAACCGTCGCTAAGTATCATCCGTCCGCGCAAGATAAGCTCTCTTAGCTTATTATCAAGCGACAGCAGCGGTGTAAATTCCCCATCATCCATGATGCCTATGCGGTGATGATCTGCGATAATATCGAGCGACGATTGCTCTCCGTTGTTTGTATTAACAAAACCAGCAACTTTGCCGTTAACGTCAGTAAGCATTGCCCCCTTTGCAACGAGATTACCATCACTATCAACAAAGGCTTGCCCCATCTGTGACACGCTTGCTGTACCTGAGCCCGTGCTCACTTGTAAGTTACGAATAAACTCTGCAAGTGGGCCATCTAGCCAGCTGTTGCCAGCGGTGACACAAGTGACAGCATTGGTGTGTGATGTGATGTTGCCATCTTTATCAACGCAGTAGCCCACTGCTGCTCTAGTGTATTCATTAGCGCGAGAAAGGGTTTGCTCATCTCCTTTTTTTATTTCTGCGCGAAGCAAAGTTGCCGTTTCCGCTAACGCGTTTTCAGTGTCAGAAATAGCACGACTGAGTTCTGAAATATGACCGCTGTTTTCTTCCGTTTTTGCAAGCAAGTCTTCCGCTATCTCAGCAAATGCGAGATCACTCTCAGATAGTGATTTTTCAACTGCTTTAATATACGATTCATTCTCTCCCACTGCCGAGTACAGCTCTCGCTTCGCTTCTGCTAGCGCTTTATCAGTATCAGACAGCGCTCGTTCAATCGACTTGATATATGCTTCGTTACCTTCAAACCCCGCGTATAGCGTAAGCAAACTCTCGGCATGAGCGTGAAGCTCATCAGTATGCTGTTTGAGCGTTTTTTTTGCGTAGGCGCTAGCAATGCTCTCTTTTTCAATCTCCACTTTTTGCCGAGTTTGTTCGAGTTCGCTAAGCAGCGCCTCAAAGCCTTCGTCTTGACGATCATTTAAAGCCTCGGCACGCTCAGTTATCTGATTAACCGCGCTTTCTAGCGATTGATTGAGTTTTTCGTCAAGCGAATCGCCAATGATATCTAAGATCACACTGGCATCATTGGTCGTTTTAGCGGTGACGATTTGAAAGCGGCTTTGACCGACCGCATTAACCGCGCGAACCTGGAACTGATACTCAGTGTCTGGTGAAAGCCCTTCGAGCTGCCAAGCAACGCCGCGGCCGCGAAGTTCGCCATCGAACCAGAACTCGTACTCTGTTCCCCACGCCAGGCTTTGCGACCGTGGCCGCAAAATGACGTAAGTGTTACCCGCGTCGACTTCGACAGTAAACTCCGCGCTCGGAGCAGTAATGTCAGCGTCAAGCACAGACCAACCGGATGCGGCCACAGCCCCAATAGCGCGGACCGCAAACGTGTAGCGACCGCTGAGCAGCACTGGTACATCAATGAAGTTCAGCTTAGTGTTTTGTTGCCAAATGACTTCATCGTTGCCGATAATGCGAACATCGTAGGACTCGATAAATCCCGCTGGAGATGACCAACTCAAGCGTCCAACGCTTTGCGTACCTTCAGAGCGCACAAAAGAAAGGCCGCTAGGAGCGGCCACTTCATTCGGGTTGGGTAATTGAGTGTTTGGGTAGTCGGGCTTAGGCGGCTTAGGGTGCCACAAGTAGTTGCTGTCTTGATGCTCAACTAGCTTGAGTTTAACGTCGCGCTCTGTGTACTCAATTTCGCGCACAGAGAAAGGCTTTGCTTCCCACCCACGAAGCTTTGACTCGAACGTGACAACGTCCATTTCTTCAAGCTGTTCGCCAACAAAAAAGTTTACTGACACATTCAATGTCATACCGCTTCGGCTTTGACGGGCCAGCACTTCAGCATATTGATACGCTGATTTGTAGTTGTCGATGCCTTCGACGGTTTCTTCTTTTGTCAACGGCACGTAGTTATCTTCAGACAACCATTGGTCATGTAATTCGCCGCCGGGGACTGGGAACGTGACCTCATTTTTTTGATAGTTGTTTTCTTTATCTGAGTAACGAATGGTGACCGAGTTATAACGCTCATTAATGCTCACAGAGCTTGTGCTCATACCCGAAGTAAGCATGTTTTCGGTGATGTGCATTACTGCGTCTTTTTGCCGATCAATCTCAACACGTAGGCCATTTTGACCTTCAATTAAATAGCCGCGGCAGGTTTGCAACAAATCACGCACGTTATCAATCAATGGAGCGTCGGTATCGAGTGCAATGTGACATTCAAACAAACGCTGATCGTCAACAACCGAGTTGCAGAGATTACGCATGGTCGTATTAAACTGTTCGTCCCAGTCTAGTTCGCTAAAACCGCAACCATAATCATTGTTTGCAAAGTAGTCACGTAGAGCTTCAATCGGATTGCTACTTCTTGCCGTGATTGTCGCTTTAAACTCTGGTCTCCCTTGTGGGTATCGCTTGTACTCTTTATCCATGACTAATTTAACGTAAGTCACGGCAACGCCACAAAAGCGCATGTCTTTCATATCATCTGGCGCTTCATCACGAAACCATACTGGCATGGTTTGGTCTTTATGACCGAGGCAATGCTCAATGCGCTGGCCATTGCCGCCACCAAATGAGCCAAACTGAGTGTAAGGCAAATCATCAAAATGCAAATCAGCAATAGATTTAACTGGGCCAATGCCCCACACTAAAATACCGTAGTAAGTTTCATTGGGGACGTCTTTTTCAACCACATCTTTAACAGCTTGATAAACTAAGCAAGGAGCAACTCGACGTGTGCCATAAATCACTGTGAGCGGCTCATCCGTACCAAAACGATTGACGCCGATACCAGCTCGGCCTTGGTTTTGCTGCTTGGCTGCTTTTTTGGCCATGCGATAAGAATATGCCGTACCGATTAGAGAAATAACACCGACAATAATATCGAACATCAGTTAGCCCCTGCTTTACCAGCCCAATAGATAGTCTCTGCGGCCTTGGCCGCGTGCTTGAATGCATCATCATCTGGATAGCGGCGATGATGGGATTTTGGCGTTGTGCGCCACGCGTTGACGCGCTCAAATTCAGCCCACCGCGAAGCGGCTTTGAGCTGGATTGTTGCGTCTTTGTCGTTATCTGAGCGACCCGTTACTGAGCCTCGCCAAACGGATTCTAAATGCAATATTTCATTGCTTTCAGATAAGTAAGCGCGATCAATGCTCACGCGGCGCTTATACACGTCAGTGCCGAGGATAGTGGCGGTAATCGCTGCGTTAGCCATCGCAAACGAGAACGTCACCTCGCCGACGCGCATTTCAGCATGACGACTGAGCGAGTCTAAGCCGACGAACTCGCCCGATGAGCGATAGTTTTTGCCCTGATGCTCGATATCAAAGCCAACGTCAGTGAAGTAGAACGGGGTATCTAACTCAAAACTGAGCAAATGAGCGCGCCGGATAATGCCTGATTCGAGCATATCCAGCACTTGTTTAGGATAAGTTTTCATAGCAGCTCGATAAATGACAGTTCAATGGATTCAACAAAGCGGGTACCGGCTTTCAAGCCAAACTCTTGCGGTCTTGAGCCGGGCTTTAAGATCAAAGTGAACTCAGCACCCTGCCCGTTTAATACTGTGTTATTCACCGATTTTTTCAGCGGACAATTAAGTTTAACGGTAGCCATGCCTGCGTTGTTGGTGTTGACGTTGTTCATTACGCGATACACTTTTGTGTGATTCGCAAACGTAATGAGATCGCCGCGCTGCAAAAAAAGCGCATTAGCTGGCGCGCTGTAGATAACCACTTCATAGCTTCCAGCGGCCGTTTCTGTGCAGCTTGCAACGCCGCCAACGCCAGCTATATTGCTGATAATCGGCGGTTTCCATTTGAATGGCACCGCACCGCCGCGCAACTCTTCAACCAGCATCCAAAAATCATTTAGCTCAGTGTTGCGGTCAAGCTTTACTGAGCGATAAGTCAGCTCAAACCGATGGCTCTGCATATCAACAATGTTGACATGCAGGTTTGGGGACTGATTGCTGTGCGTTGGATAATGCGTGGCGAGCGTGGCTTCTTTGCAGTAATCAGTCCAGCTCATCATCAGAATTTTTCTCCCATGTCGTTTTTCACTAACTTAACAGCGTTGTAGATGGTTGATCGGTGATTAAGGATCAACTCATCCATGCCGCGCGCATCAAGTGCGCTGAACTGGAAGTGTTGATGGATATCGCCAGATGAACTTTTATGATTTACTGTTGATGCGAGACGTGATTCTGGTAGCGTTAATGCTTGGCTCGATAACTTGCTGTGCATTGACATAATCGACTTATACATGCTGTCAATTTGACGAGCCGAATCGTTGGTGTAAACGCGTTCGCCTTTATCTAACAGCCACGTCCCTTCTCTTGGCACTTCGGAGATTCCGCTGTGGGCCATGCCAGCTAATGCTTGCCCCATAATCATACCAGCGCTCACTTTAGCCATCATGCGTATAGTTCCGGCATAACTTGAACCAGCCAGCGGACCAAGCCCTATCGGCGGTGGCGCTAGCGCGGCCATGGCCGCAACTTCACCTTGCTGATAAACGGTATATGCAGACATGATCTTTTGTGCAGCAAACGCGGCTTTTTGAAACTTGCTGCCTTCTTTTGCAGATTGAGCAATAAGGCCAAGCGATTGACTTGCAACCTGTGTCTTCATCATAAAAACTTGCTGCTCTAATCGTTCTTCTGTGGCTTTACGCTGTCGCGCTTCTCGCTCTGCAGCTTGAGTTTTTTGCTCTTCTTTACGATTGAAAGCATCAAGTTCGCGTTGAATGGCTTCATCTTGACGCTGTAACAGATCTTCTTGCTGCTGAGTGTAATAATCACGCTCACGCTGCATGTAGCTATTTTTAAGCTGCTCTAACGAGTCATAACCTCGTTGATTTACTTCAAATTCGCTCAGTTTGAGATCTTCAATTTGCTTAATGCGCTCTTGATGAGCAATGTCTAGCTTCTCAAAGTCACTGGCATACATCACATCGAACGATGACAAGCGCTGGTTATTGCTAGCGATCGTTGTGGCTTCATGCTCTTTAAGCTGAGTGTTGAGAAATGTCTTTTCACGTTTAATATAGTCAGTTTGCAGTGACTCTAAGTTTTCATAACCACGATCTTTAATTTCTTTTTCAGTCAAGTTAAGAGCTTGAATGTCTTTAATACGCTGTGCAGAGGCTAGGCGGAACTTTTCTCTTTCTGCTGCATACTGCATATCTAGTGCGTTCAGCTTAATTGCTGATTGATTTTGTAATTTCTTCGTATCATTTTCATCTTCGGCAGGGCCAATGGATCCGACTTTAACTGGTGGTTTATTCAAGCTTTTCTGCTGTTCAATGATGGAATTATTGATTCGTTCAAGCTCATCCCGTTTCATCATGTAATCGGCTTGAAGATTACGCCATTCATTTTTACTCAAACCAAATGGGTTAATTGATGGTAAATCCTCATAGCGAACACCATTGTACTTTTCTAGTTTTTGCTTCGCTTCAACCATTTCAGCAAAAACTTTTCGGTGATGCTGTCTTAGTGTTGTTCCTGTGACAAGATTGGCAATAGCTTTATGCGAATCAAGAACATCCAACTGTTGATTTAACAGTCGTAATCCACCCACAAAGTCTTTAACAGCTTCAGCAGCAGAAGAGATCCCCGGCGCTAAGCTAATAGCAAGATCTCTTGATACAGACGTAATTGACTGTTGCATGCTATAAATAGCATCGTTAGCCGCTTCAATTTTAGCTGCATCAACATTTTTTAGCGTAATACCGAGTCTATCAGCTTCGTTAGCCGCTTCTTGTAAACCAGCAGAACCTTCGCGCAACATGTTTACCATTCCAGCGCCGCCAGTATCAAAGATATTAACCGCGAGTCTTAAACGGTCAGCATCTTTTTCAACTTGATTCATGGCATCAGCAATCACTTGCAATTGCTGTTCTGGCGCTAGTTCATTGAGATCTTTCGCAGAGAGATTAAGCTCTTGTATCGCTGATTTTGCCGCGCCTGTGCCGTTGGCTGCTTCGGAAACTCGGCGAGTCATTCGTTGCATTGCTGTATCAAAATCTTTCGTGGCTACACCTGACAGCTCTGCTGCATGGCGATAACGAGTGAGATTTTCTGTCGACATGCCGAGGCGCGCTGCAAACTTAGCCGTTTCATCTATCAATGCCGCTTGGCTCTTATAAAGAGATATAATCCCCGCTATCGCTCCCGTCGTTACCGCAGTAAAAGCCAAAACAGAGGTTCGAGCTAGAGTAAAACTGTCTTTAGTATCTATTCCTAGCTCTTTAGCTTGCTGAGCAAGGATTCGCTTTGAGATTGATAACTGTTGATTACTTTTCTCTGTCTGTTTTGCTTCACCCGCGTAACCGCGAAGCATCTTTTTTGCATAATCAACGTCCTTTTGAAACTGTGCAGTTTCTGCGTTGAAACGAATATTAAAATCAGTGTTCGCGGCGCTCAAATCGTGTTCCTCCGGCTTCAAGAGCCATGGCCATCATGGTCTCTTCATCTTGATCGGGTTTCTCTGGTTGACGGTGATAGGGCATAAAGTCTTGAGGAGAAAGCGGTGAATCAAGCTTGATACCCGCAGCTATCGCAGTAACATTATAATTTGATGCACAGATCATCCCTGCCCGCAGATTGTCCATCTCATAACTAAACCCATGCTTAGCGTAATAAGCCTGCCATTCGACTACCGACTCGCTTGAGATAGATGCGAGCAGACCACGCCAGCACGGATTTTTATTTTCGCGCGCAAGGTTTTGCGCAAACTCTCGCTCAACTTCAACTATGTTTTTTTTTCTTGAGTATCCCCAACTTCTTCTGAGCTGGATTTTTCATCATCAGCTACATCATCTCTCATGGGGATTTTTGACAGTTTCGCAGCTTCAATGCTTAACTGTTCGATTTGCTCATTGCTAAATGAACTCATGATTTTTAGTTGCTGCGATTCAACTTCGTTTTCTCTTTGTTCCGATGGAACATTCGAAAGGGTTGAGTAAGCAATCAGTCGACACTTAATTTTGAAGTTAATAAATTCCATTTCGCGGATGTATTTTTCCAGAGCTGCTAAATACTGCTCGGAATCATCTTCGTCATTGGTTTTTTTAGGCTCAGTAATTTTGGATTGCTCATGCAGATACTCAATAAAGTGATAGCGATCTAGACCACTGATTTGCGTAAGCTCGATAGCTTGACCGTCGATAATGGCTTCTGTTTTTTTTAAAAAATCAGCATACATGCTTACTCTCCCAAATCTGGAGCTTTCATCCACTCGGCGATTTTCGGCTTACCGACAGGCTTAATGCTCACCGTTCGCGTCATCTTATCTTTGATCGCTATAGCCTTACCAAGCTTGTTAACGTAGCCATACCACACATCGCAGGTTCCGTTTGGATATTTAGCGCGGTAAAACGTCACTACTGACTTGTCTAAATCATCAGCAAGTTGCTTTTGTTCTGTTTCGCCTGGCTTCCAAGCGATCGTGATGTTAACTTCACCAGCGGTTTTTTGCCCAGGCGTTGTTCGCGTCCATTCAGGTTCGTCATCATCAAGATAATTATCTTCTTCATCTTCAACCGTGATTTCACCGGGAGTCAGCTCTTTTAGCTGAGATATCCGATTCCACTTTTCATCATTAAAGATATCTTCTTCGCTGATTTCGGTTTTGGGTTCTCCCGATAAGCGCCAGAATGTTGAGCCGGCACCCTTGGTTGGAGTCGTGGTTTTATTCATAGCTTTTCTCTTCATATTCAATTGTGAAAGTTAGGTCCAGCGTTCCCCATGGCTGCTCTTCGTCGCGGCCATATTGATAACTACTGCGGTTACAAAGCGTTAAAAGACCATTGGCTGTGTAATGGCTGTCAATGACGTCTAATACTTTTTGTCCAATTTCATCAAGCTCGGCGTCAATGTCTTTCTTCGCTACAAGATAGATGCGCACAATAAGCAACGCCGACCAGTTGATTGCATCAAATTCATCAGACTCAAACGCTCCATCGGACAGAGATACTGAGATAGCAGGGATATCTCCACCTTCGCCGTAGATGTTGTCTTCTGGTACTTCTATGTAGCTCGGCAAGCCATTAAAAAAAGCGGCGATATTAATGCCGCTTTCTTGGTTTATGGATTGCAAATCGCTAATGACTTGCTCTCGAATTCGATTGTTAATTTCCACGGGCTGCGCCTCTTCTAACAATGAGTCTCAATTGTTGCTGCATGGCACTGGCCAGCTCTTTCGGCATATCAGTCTTCATTAGTCGCTGACTGTTGCGCTGGAACGACGTTGTGATTTCGATCGCTATTGGCACTTTACATACTTTGATTGGATATCGAGCATCGCTGGTTCTTTGCATAATGTGCCAACGACCATTTTCAAGCCGTTGAATAAAAGCGTTTGGAAAGCGGTGACGACCAACAACAATCGATGTGTTACCGGAAATGCTTCGCTTTAAGTAGCGACCTCTACCATCCCTTGATCCTCGACTAACCTGCATTTTGCCACGCTTGCGTTTAATTTGAGTTCGAGCAATGTCAATGGATATAGCAGGAATATCAGCACGATACACTCTCACATAAGCCACTGGCTTTTTTGCATTAGCTTTAGAAATAGTGGCCCTTTTCCTGATGACTTTCTGTTTTACTTTGACTGCCTTCGATGTGTCTTTTACTGAGTGAACAATCGCGCGCTGAGCAACGCGGTTAATTGCCATCGCACTAGCTTTAGGAACTGCCGAACTCTGCAGTGAAGATAGGTTTTTAACTGCTTGAGCGAGCTGCTGATCAATATTCATAACGTCACCAAAATATCACCATTCAGAAAGTAAGGGCCGCCAGATACCGAAAAGGTTTTACCCGTTGATAGGAACTTGATTTCATCATTTCGACGAACCCGAACTTGTGATGATCGGCGAAACGTGAGCTGGCGAACAATACCTGCCAGCGCATCAAACTCATTCGTTTTTTCTTCATAAATGGCTTGAACTGGCTCGCCGTCGTTGACGCTTACGCTAACAGCGTAAGTGTTGAATACTGCATCATCAGCAGCTTGCATGTAACGATCAAATTCACTATCAAACATGGTTTACTCCACGTTAGCTACGATAAAAGCAACACCCTCATCCACGGCGTCTTTTGCTGCCTGTAAATCAAGATAAGTTGCGGTTCCGGCGGTGATGGTTCGTCGTATTCCATCGGAGATGCAGATGAAGGTTTTTTGGGCTTGAACAAGAACGCAGCCATCAGTGCTTGCTAGTGCTTTTTCCATGATGCTTGAGTCGTCTTTACCGTTGTCATTCTGAATCTCTTGCGTAACCGCTGCTTCAGTGCTGAGCGAGACACCGTTGCCTTCGCCACTTTGATTAAGTTGAGCGTCATTTGGCAACGATTTGGATGAGTTTTCGCGGTCATTATCATCCCCATCATCTGGTAATTGAGATTCAAGCTGATCAATCATTTCATTGAGCTGAGCTTCTGTGCTCTTGCTTGAGTACGGCGCATCTATATTTAACTCTTTACAAAGTTCATCAATGCGTTTTTTTAGCATCTCTTTTTGACTCATAATTTTTCTCACTATAAAAAATGGGGCCGTGGCCCCACTCGATAAAGAAAAAGCCGCTTATGCGACTTTGATGACAACGACGTGGTTAACGTCAATCAAGTACATCGCCGGAGCTGATTCCGTCTTCGTATAGCGAACTTCCGGATCGCCTGATTCCGTCCAGTCTTTCGGGTAACGCTCAGCTTCATCTAGACCATCGCGCTGAGCCGACAGATCTTGGATTTGTCCGTACATACAAACACCACGGACCGAAGCGTTAGCGAGGATCAAATGATAATCACGCTGTACTTTCTGCGTGTTACCTTTTCGATCGATGTATTCTTCATCAACAACGATAATCGTCACATCTCCAAGCTGACCTTTGATGCTTACCGTCTTACCAAGGTCTTTAAGCGCTGTTTCCAGCTCCGATTTAGATCCGCGACGCGTTTCAAGCTTGTCGTTAAATTTCTTGAACTTGCGCATTAAAGCCCATGTTTTCGGGTCACAGATAATCGTATCTGTTAAACCATCAGACAGTGTTGCCCACTCTTCGATATCAGCTTCAATATCGTAAGTTTCAAAGTCTTGATTTAGCCACTTCGCAGCACCGCTAAGCGTGATGTTGTTTTCTTGGCGACGGCCAGCATCAATTTCGTAAGGCGTTTCCATGTACGGGCTATCAATGATAGTTTTACCGTCATAGACCATTTCGGCGCACATTAGCTCTTCACGATCACGGATTGCTTGCTCTTCCATCTCAAGATTTTGCATAACGATAGCGTTTTGACGCTCACCTGCTGTCATTGAGCCAGAGTAGTCTTCACCTGGTCGGCGCTTGATTGCCATCGATGCGTTAACCGAGTGCTTAGATTTGACATAGGCTGGCTTAAAGCTGCTGGTCTTGTAACCTTGAGCGCGATCAATTGCTGCGCCAACCATCGGCGAACAGTAAGCTGCGATCGGTGTTTTGTTTGGCACTTCGTCAAGATCGACTTTTTCAGTGCGAAAGCGATAGCTCTCGCGGAAGAAAAAGCGCTTAAAGAAGTTGTCTCGGCGAATCCCTGCTTGCTTGATAGCGCCAAGCAGTTCTCGAGTAGTGTAATTATTTGGTGCTGGCATGCTAGCCTCTTAAATTTAATTGAGTAGAACGAAAAAACGACGATTAATATTCGTCGTCTACGTAGATGGCACTGCCGAGGAAAGCGGAACGCTGAATAAGTTCCGTTTCTGCGCCCTCGGGCCAGTTGACGAAGCTCATACGAAAGCCTCCGGCGGTATAAACTGCCGCTAATTGATCGCTTGATGCAGATTCAACGTTAGTTGCTGACATTGCAATCGCTTTTCCGGGTGTGGCGTCCCACGGAACAAGCTTTCCAGCATCATCTTTATCAAACATTAGCGGCGTAAGCTTTGAGTAACTAACGCCTAATTTTAACGCGGCGCGAGTTGTGACGGGAGCACCGATGAGATAATCATTCGGTGTGTATTCGGTTTCTTCTCTCATGATGAGTCCTTAATCGGTTTTTGAATAAGCAGCGGCAAGCGCGTTAATATTTGCTTGCTCTGGCGACACTTCATCAGAGCCTGCCGAAGCAGCCAGCGGCTGACCGTGCTCTGATGCGAGTGCTTGAAGCGCAGCAACGTTCGATGAAGCAGACGCAGGAACTGACGCTAATAAATCTTTGGCTTCTTCAATGCTAAATTTAGGATTAGAAGCAAGTTTGAATGCCAGCTCTTGGCGACCTTCTGCTTCGGGAAGTTGTAGAATTCCCATGCAACGCTCTCGCTCTTGCTGTGCAGCATCAACGATTACATTTTCTTCTACACCAGAGGCCGATGCCTGTGGTGTTTCAGTAGTGGCTGCGCTAACTTGCGGCACTTCAGGGTTAGCAGCGCTAACTTCTGGTTTTGTTGCATCCACACTCATAGTGGCTCCCATGTCAAATGTTTTTGATTGATTGTTAAAGTGGTCAGCCATGATCTGCACTGCGTCATGACCATTGACTATTTCATCAGCAAAACCAACATCCACTGCAGCCTGACCCTCGTAAGTGTCAGCTTCAGTAGCCAAGATTTGTTCAACGCTGATGTTCATGTATTGCGCGGCTTTGGTTGCAAACATCATTCGATTACTCTCAAGCTCAGCTTGCCATTTTTCGCGCACATCCGCTGGTAAAGCCTGATAGGGGTTGCCATCAGCCTTTCGCTCGCCTGCAGTAATAAGCGTGATTTCTACACCTTGCTGCGCGAGCATTTTCTCAACATTGGTATGGGCCATAATGACACCAACCGAGCCAGCAACAGCGGTTTGCGTGATGATTCGACGATTGCATGCGCTAGCGATCATTTGCCCTGCACTGCAGTGCATGTCGTAACCGAGGGACCAAATTGGCTTTATTTGGCGATATTCAGCAATTTTATCAGCCAAATCAAAACACCCAGCGACCATTCCGCCAGGCGTATTCATATCCAACATCACAGCGCGAACGTCAGGATCGCTTAATGCTTCGGTCAGACGGTACATGATGCCGTCATAGCCGGTCATTCCGCTGTAAGGCTTTACATAACCATACTTGTGTACCATCGAGCCGCTTATCGGCACGACAGCAATTCCGTTAATGACTTGATAACTTCTCTCGGCAGAACGATTACTGCTAAAGGACGAAGCGGCTTGCTTCATTTCCATACTTCGCAGCACATTGCCGTCAGTATCAGTCATTTGCAGCACATTACCTAAGCGCTGACTCAGTGCTGAGAAGAAGATACGCGCATAACCCGCTTCCAGCGCCAATGGGCGATTGAAAGCGGCATTGATTAAGTTGGGTAAATTGTTATTCATTGACGCTCTCGTTTGGGTTATCCGGTGCGAACGCTTGCATTTGCATCCAGCTTGGCGCTGGCAAACCTTTAGCTCGGCGCTCTTCCATTTCAGTCACTTGTTGCTCAAACACTTCTTGATAGTCTTCACCAAGCAGTGCCAGCTCTTTCTCGTAAGATGACAACCCACCTTCGATGCGAAGCAGAGCCTCTTTGACTTCCTTCAAGCCATCGATGGCTAATCGGCCCGAGCCGATCCACTCTGATTTTGTCCAAGCGTGTCGGCGCTCATAAAAACTATAACGCGCGTTTTTCGGCAACTTGATGTAACCACGGAGCAGCATCTCTTCAAAAATCAGTGTAAAAATCTGACTGGCAAAGCGGTTGGCGATGATTTTTCGACGGCCCATGTAATAACGGTAAGAATCGTTGTGCGCGGCTTTTATCGTACTGTAGGACATTTGCGAATAGTCACGAGACAGTTGCGCGTAATCCGTACCGGTTCCTGCTGCGATATAGCGCAAAATCGACTGCTCTAACGCGGTAAAACCGTTGTCTGCACTGCCTGCGCTGTGCAAGTTAATCTTGTCACCTGGCATCAAATGGGGAAGCTTAACGCCGTTGAATTTGACTTGATTATTTGAGTAATACTCACCCTGCGTCAGTAGCATCTTCTGCATCGCACCGCCTGACATTTCCGCTCCGTACAGATACGCCATGGCTTGGTCAGTGCCGAGCTCTGATTCAATGCTAGCGGCGTAAGTGGCGTTAACAATAGCGCGCTGCAGCGTAGTGTTTTGCAGCGTATCAAGCATTTTTAGTTGCTCTAAGCTCGATAAGAATCGGTTAACGCCGCGCGTTTGCGCGCCTTCCGTTGGCTCAAAAACATGCAAGAACAACAAGCGACCTGATGCTGTGTACTTCGGTATCCGTCGCCATGACTTAGCAAAACCAAAGCTGTCGGTACCATCTTCCACATGGGCTGCAATTGTCTCGCCGTGTCGATTCAACTCCATCCCCATGCGTAAATTATCTTTATCTTGCGCATGGTGTGGGTTGTTAATTCGGCGTGGCGCAATCATGCGGATGCACGTTGCAAACGGCGAGTGTACGTTATCAATCCACTCTGCTTTTGCTGTAACTTCACCTGCGGAAGCATGAGTTCCGACCGCTTCTCGCATCAGCATTGTAAAAGTTCGCTTTCGCTCTGCATCGATAAAGCAGCTTGGATCTTCTGCAATATCTTTAAATATTGCTTCCACTTCTTTAACAAAGCCCCGATCACTTTTAATGCCCAAAAGATTCCAGTTTGGTTTGTAACTCAAACGGAACTCAGACCCGATGATGTGATCTTTATGTAGCTGGATGCCGTTGGCGGCAATGCCATTGTTGCGAAGGACATCGTCCGTTCTCGCGCCGGCACTTTTTAGTACCGGTGTTAGCGCAGCATCAACCGATTTGGATGGCGGCGTCCACGTTCGCATTTGACCGCCAAATCCCGAACCGCCAGCCCGAAAAACGGCTTCACGTAACGGTGTTTGGCCATCAGCAGCTAGCAATTCGTTATTTCTCATTAAAATAAGACTCCGGCTGGTCGATTACGACGCGTGCTTGTAATGCCAAGCTGAGCACGCAACTCATCAATGTAAGCTCTTAGCTCATGAATGTTGGCTCGATTGAACTCAACACGCTTGTCTCCCTTCTGTACAGAGACTGCCATGCTGCCAGTTTGCAAGCTGTGATAAGCGTGTTCTGCTTGTTCCAGTTTTTCTCTAAGCTTCATTTCCACCTCTAAGTTTTTTTGCTAATTCAGCAATGCTAGGCATGTCCTGTGAACTGGTTAATTCGTTTCGTACATTCAACTCCAAGCCAAAGCGCTGGGTTAATATGTTGAGCGCAGCGTAGGCATAAACCCAACCGTCTAGCGCTTCATCAAACGCATAATATTGCTTAACCCATCGCCACATTTGGCGACCAGATTTGTCGTGTTCCAGTTTCTTATTGGCTGAGCAAAGCTGCTTGAAAAACTCATCGCCAGCTATCTCATCATCAAGTGGGAAATGAATACAGCCTGGGACTGGCTCGCTGCCGTTCGGCGTCAGACATAGTCGGCTATATAAGCGCTGTTTAATACCATCAGTACCAAGTCGAGTTAAATAGACTTTCTTCGCGTTCTTTTTGCGCGGAAAGTTCTGGATCGGCTTGCCATATTGGTTTTCGCCTTGAATCGGAATTACCCACATCACTCCATGGTTGCGACTCATCGCGTAGACATCGTCTGTCTTATGGCCCATCGCGTCCCAACACCACAGTTTTACGTCCATCTCTAAGCCGCAGCGCTTTTTAAATGTGCGATACAAGGCTTTTCCGGCGGCATCCTTTAACGTCTGAGTGGATAAGTCACCGAGCAAAACAATGTGCGACACGAGCCAGCACTCTTCATCAGTTCCCCAAGCCCACACGTACATCTCGACGCGATCGTCTTGCGTATCGATACCACCTGTTAAAACTATTGCGCGGTCGGGAACTGGATTAGATGCTCGGTCTTGAACCCACCATATCTCGCGTCGATTCTTGAGTACCTCCCAGTCCAGCTTATCGCCGTTCTCACCCTCCCAAAGCTCACCGAGAGAGAGGTTAACAAAGGTTTTCAACTGGCTGGGATCATCTTTTTTGTTAAGAAAATCTCGAACAATGCCTCGCCAGCCTGCACTTAACTTTGTGTTGTAACCTGACCAAATGTGCAGACCAACACTGCTTGGTGTCGGCACCTGCTGAGATTCGCTGTCAAAAAAAGCATGACCATCTTTAGTCCATGTACCATCCTCGGCCACCCACCGTCCTGCAAGTTCCATCTTATAAAGATGCTTGTAGTAGATAGGATCATCACAAGAGACACAGCTGTAGTAGACTGACTTGGCTTTCTTTTCAATTGTGGGCTGTGAACTATCCCACTTGAATCCATGCTTATCTTCTTTGCTCCCCCACACAAGAACCTGCTCAGTTCCACAGTGTGGACAAGGCAGATAAAATCTGAATGTGAGTTCAGCCTTGGCCATGAGCCGTTCAATGTGTGATTCGCCAGCATTCGTTGGTGTTGTTCCCCACCTCGCCATCGGGAATGCTGCACCTTCAAGTCGCATTCTGGCTAGATCAATAGGATTACCTTCTTTACCGACTTCCCAATCCCATCCGTCAATTTCATCACCAAAAAGCGCACCTTTTGTCAATGCGCGCATATTGCGTGGTGTGGATGTGCCGAGGATGTGTAGTGACCAACCGTTACCTTGCTTATAAGAGACTGTGTTGCGCTGGTCTTTGGCGTTTAATGCTGGGAATATCTCTTGCATGATTGGCATTTCTTGCCATGCTGCATCAACTTCGGTTACTGATATGTTTTTTGCATCACTCTCGGTGGGAACATAAATGACTGAGTTAGTTTTATACTGAGCATGCAAGCAGCTATCAGCTGCGATGATGAGCTTTGACCACCCGACACGTGCAGATTTTTGCATCACAAGCTCAGTTATTGCGCGGTTGGTCATCATGTTGAGAGGTACGATTTGAAGCGGCAGGGTTTCCCAAAAACCTTCTTCTTGCGACGAACCGGCTGCAAGTCGAAAGTGCTTATTAGCCCATTCTGCCCCTTTGATTGGCACCGTCCTCTTCAGCGCTCTCAAGCCACGACGGACACTCTTCTGGATCGCTGTCAATGTAATCGTTGAGATTTGGTTGTACATCAGCGCACTCATTCAAAACAGCGGCAATGACCGATTCCAGCACTTCAAGCGCTTCCGGCGGCATATCTGGCCATGCGTTTTTCAACTTTGGAAGTAGGGAGTCAAGTCGGGTACCGATTCGTGAGCACACTTGCTCCAACGTATCGACGATGACATCTATCGGTGCAAAGCTTTTTTCAAACAAGACTCGCTTTGCTTTGAGCATAGCGATTTTCTCCCGCTTTTCTTCAAGCTTGAGCTGCTTCTCCATCGACTCGTAAGAATCATCATCTTCGCTAGCTTCCGGTTTTTGAGTGTCATTTTTTGACTGACGTAAATACGTGTTATAAGCGTGAATACAAGCAAGAGGATTCATTCCCTCGCGGCCTTTGGCAGATGGCACAACTCCTTGCTGTATAAGGTTTCGGACTTGCCTATCTGATATACCAAGAAGCTCGGCTATATCCACCTGAGTAAACTTCTTGTTCGGGTTGAATAGCTGATTCATTCATGGTTTTAGACCGGAAACCGGAAACCTCCAAAAGTAAAAAAAATTTTGATGAGCGATTTTGTGCGAGGCTGGAACCCCGTGGTTCACAGACTTCGCCAGAAGGACCCATTGCGACCGTGGGGGGCATAACAAAATATCCTTTGAATACTCACTAAATACACAAAGGATATTGAAAGGGTCACCGCCGTAGGCACTGCTGTTTAATGGCCGAAGCCTGGCAACGCTCAACGACGTCGCAAGTCACTAGCATTCTTTGTCTTTGGCGGTGTTAGAACTGGCTTTAAGGCAACCAGTAGCCTTGGGTCACTTTTTTTGTAGCTAACTTATGCTCTATCGGGCGCTAACCGATCCTTATCCCTTCCTATCGGACACATGCGGGATTCGTTGCAATCACATGCCGGCTTAACTGATAACAAGTGCAGCCAGTAAGAACACTCGGCAACTATCTGGAATTACCGGATAGTTGAAACCTAGCCAGGATTAGCTTGGTGATAGTCAATGCAGCTATTCAAGTCCTCGATATACAACTGCATATTGATTACTGACCTTTTCGGGTAGTAGATACCGCCGCCATCCACTTCGTACCACTCAAGCTGTGGGGGCGTTGGCTTACAATCCACATAATCAGGTGTTTCTATCATCGGGGTTGATTGACACGCGGCCAGCACTAGGGCCGAACCGATCAGCATGACTAGCCGTTGGGTCTTCTTTAATCTCATTAAATCGATCCTCTCGGCGTATTCGTTTTGCTTCCACGCGGTGGCGGTCTAGCTCGTTAAAGAACCGTTTAACCAGGGCGGGAATTACGGTTAACCAGCCAGGTAAATTCATGTCATTTTTGCCCGCTTAATATTTTTGGGGTCGTTCCATGCTTCATTGCCCGCCTTGCCTTTGTTCGCGGCTAAGAACTCAAGAACATCGATCAACCAGTTTGGTAACTTAGCCATCCACTGTGGCGGGATAAGCTGGCGGACTTGGGACCAGACAACAAGGGCAACAGACACCCAGGCCGCTATCGTTTTACCATGCTCACCAAACAGAACAGTAAGCAACGTTACCCAATCAATCGGAGGAACTTCCGGAGAAACTCCATTAGCTAGAACTGTGGGGGCGATCAGAAAGAACGCCACCATAAACAGATATTTCATGTCGACTTTACTCCTCTATATATAGAAAAGGCAGCCATCATGACCGCCCTGTTAATGCACCGTTCGGGTGCGCTGCTGTTCCTGCTTAACAATTCAGTACCTCAAGCGGGAAATTCTTCTTGAACTCGTCAACAGTACCCGCACCCAAATGGGTGTTGTAGTGGTCTTTCCAGTACTGGGCCAAGCCATCAATATCACCGGCTTTCGGTAACGCGGGCTTTTTTCTAAGATAGTGAACACGACACATGGCCACCGCAAACGCTAAGTTGGTGATCAATTGGGTAACATCCGGGCGCATATCTTCATCTAAGCTTGCCATGCTGGACAGTTCAGTGATTTGATTCGCCAGCTTGCGTTTATATGTCAGGTAGTTGTCCCAAATATCTTTGTATGTTGCCGGCTCCATTTGGATAACACCCAGTGCCGGACCATTGCCCAGCTGCTTTAAGTATTTGGCGTGGCTTTCTTGGTAGATCGTACCAACGATAAGCTGTTCAGCTGCGCGGCTGTGCAATCCCAACTGTTTCAACGTCGGTCGCACAACTAAGGTGGTTAAGTGCTTTGCATCCATCATGACTCCTCCGCGATTAGTGGATCCGTTATATTATTTAGCTTGCTCATCGCTATAATCCTCTTTGAACCGCTTTTCTTGCCAATACCAGTTAATCGCAGCGGTTATCACCATGCCAATAGCACCAATAATTACCGTCCACCAGTCCGGCGAAATACCGGGAACCCATGCGAATAAACCGCAGAACCACGCCCACGCATACGACAGAGAACTGGAGATTTTTTCATTCATACGCATATTCACCCCCTGCCGGAGTGCCCTTGGATTTTGTTTTGACAATAAAAAAGCCCAGCAAAAATGCTGAGCTAAACGAGAAATAGTAGGCACAAAAAAACCGCCTTTAAAGCGGTTACTTAGTTAACTGTATACTTATCCATACTAGATATACATACACTAATATGACCCATTTTGTTTTTCAAGTGTTTTCTTAAAAAGAAAACGGGCGGACTTATCATAATTCATCAAGAGGCTTCTCATCTCCTCGATATTTGAATGCCAAACATCCCAATGCGTCTGGTAATATCGTCTACGCTTACTTTCAAATTCCGAGTTTCTAACACTCTCGGAAGCGTTTTTGAGGTCATGCTCAACAAGCAAATGTATCAGGTAAGAGCGAGTAAGCTTAGGCTGGTAACTTAGCCCTCTATCGGTATTTATAACTGAAACTCCTTGTATCTGCTCTAAAGCAAAGGCACCAGCAACAACAGAGGCAAGACAAGCCATTCTCTCAAAAGTTTTTTTCTGAATAACTGTGCCTTGTTCCAAAGAGAGTACAGCCCAATCATTCATTAATGTTTCAAGAAACCGGGTTTTATTATCAGTTGAGTTCCACAAGGGGGATGCATAAGCAAACAAGCACCAATCTGCTAAATGCTGCGCGGTTATTTCCATCTGATCAATTACAGCAAGAATTTTAGCTCCATCTAACTTAGCACCGATTTCTCTATCTGCAGCACCAAAGCCACCCCCACCGGAACCAGCATTGTATTTAGCTCTAATGCCCTCGGTAGCTATGCTGATAGCCGCAGCCATATCCCATCGCTCAATACTTATTACTAGTCCCATAATCTCTCCAATACTCGAAGTAACACCACAAATACTGTTTTTATAACCAGTGAAAATAGCGTATCAGAAAACACAATAAAACTCTCACACTTTATATTCTACAAAATTTGTAGAATATTTATCGAATTAATGGGTTTGCATTTTCGTAATAATGTGGTTAAATGGTGTATACAGTGTCTAATGCTAGACACTTATGGCGAGGATGAAATTATGGTTACAGCATTTGGTAAGTTTCTTCGGAAACTAAGAGTTGAGCAAGAATTAGTATTGAGAGATATGGCTACATCTCTAGGTGTTAGTTCGGCACAGCTTTCTGCCATGGAGCTAGGCAAGCGCACCATCCAACCACAACTGGCAGAAAAAATCGTTGCTACTTATGGCGTATCTAATGTTGCTGAAATTGAGCAGCTAATTGACGTCTCTCAACCATCTTTAAAAACAGACTTAACATCAGGAAATGATAAGCAACGTGAAACAATGATTATGTTTGCTCGTGCTTTTAATGAACTTTCAGATGAACAAATCAAATCTGTTCAGGATATTATCATGAAGTAAGGGAACAGACTAATGCATCCAAAAACAAGAAAATTATGCAATAAAGTTTCAAAACGATGTACACAAGAGATTCGAGCTCTCGCTCATCAAATGAGAGATCTTTTGGTTAATTCTAGATTTAACAAATTGAATTTGCCTATTGCAGAGCTACTTGACCATTTACGTGATAGTGGTCAGCTTGAATTTATTCCACTCGAAAATAATGAGCTACCTGACGAATACGCCGTATCATCACCTAACCAGATGATGATTAAATGTCGAGAATCTGTATATGAGGGAGCCTTAGGTGGAATTCCAAGAGATAAATTTACTCTTGCACACGAACTTGGGCATGTTTTGATGCATCAAAATACAAACCCACTTTTTGCGCGCTCTCAAACAGTTTCCTTCCATCATTTTACTGAAGACGCAGAATGGCAGGCTAATACATTCGCAAGCGAATTACTTGTTGATTCAAGACATCTAGATGGTATTAATTCACCAAGAGATATTGAGTATAGATTTGGTGTCAGTTTCGAAGCGGCAACAATAGTCTACAACAGATACAAACAAGAGGGATTATTATGAAAATAATAAAGTTAAAAATATAAAAAGCCCAATCCACTAACCATGGAAAGGGCTAAATTAGGCACCTTAGCTTAAGCGACCAAACTAGAAGCTAGGGACAATTCTAACCCGAGAGTTAACCGAGTCGAATCTTTGTTTGACAACCCAGATTATAGACTTTTTGCCTTAAAAAGCAAGACACGTTAGTGCGGTGAAGCTCTCAAAAACTTACGGAGAGTGACGCAATGAAAAGCGGATACTGCCCTAAGTGTAAGCAACCCTGCGAGGTGAGCTTTGTCAGTCATGTGACTAAAAATGGCAAAGTTATCTACCCCAAAAAAGGGAAACGCTGCTTAGTTATTCCTCACTGCACTAACTGCAGTAAATAACCCCCTAGCCTCCAGTTTTTGGCTGGGGGCTTATTAATGATTCTATAATTTGGAGATTGCCACAAATGATTGATGCTATTTGCACATATGGCGGAAAAAGAAAAACCTACAACATCTTTAGTTTTCAGAAACTGTCTGATTCTGATATCGAAAAGTATAGACAGTATCTAGAATGCCCTAATCCTAAGTGTGCGGCAGAAGCCTACTACCGAAGAAAAAGTATTGATGGAAAAGCTGCATGCTTTGGATCTAGATATCATGTCCATGGTTGCAATGAGGGACGCTCATCACCACAACGTGAACGCGAAGTAAGACATGCCCAAGAAGTAGATCAAATCCTTACTGATTCAAAAGAAGTAATTTTTGATTTCTTTACTACCAAATCACAAGCATCAAATGAGGCGAAAACAACTCGTCCATCTAAACCAAAACCAACCGGTTCTGGCACTACCAAATCACATACTGGTGCAGCTAAAACCGTTAGAAATACTGTTTTAGGTATGGAAAAAGCTCTGAATAGCTTAATGCGAGGTAGTGATTTAGCTAACTCAGACACAATAATCACTATTGATGAAAAATACCCATACAAAGCGAAGAATTTATTTATTAATTTTGCTGATGCTGAACCAGCAGGTAGTTCAAAAGACGCTCGCCCTAAAATGTTCTGGGGTACTGTGTCACATTCTGATGCCAATATGGAATGGTTAAATCCTGCTGATTGTGGTGATGTGGGGATACCAATCACTAAGTACAAAGATGAGATCTTAAAGCGTTTCAAGATAACTGAAAGACGAGACTTGGAAGGTGCTGGATTGATTTTATTTGGCAAATGTTTCTGGAATGCCAATAAAACCAGAAAAATCATTGAATTGTGGAGTGAAAACAGAATCTTTATTTCAGTTGAAGAAGATTAAGTATATATTTTTAATAGTTAATATTTACATTTTAATGATATAGGATATGTACAGAAGTGGCCCCAAATTTTCGGACATGACTTTAAGTGGTCGATCTGTTTTGATAGTACCCAA